TTAGGACTCGTTATAGAAAGCAAGGGTTTAACACTAAAAAGTTAGATTATTGGGATGCTCCTTGGGAAGTAGAAGCACATGGTAAAGAGGTTGGTCTATTCGTAAGATGGGCAGAAGAAGAAGGATATAACAAACTTCCTTGGGCACAAATTGACTTCCTAAAACCTGAGTATGCTAAGAAAATAAAAAAACAATTAAAATCGTAAAAAGTCCTTTACTTTTGTTCAAATTTAAGTAGAATAAATAGTGTTATGTCTAAATTTGAAAACGACCTAGATCTTGTAAAAGCCAAACAGAATGCAGTGAGAGCAAAAGCTACACTGGAAAAACGATTTGCTTCAGATCCTAAAATACAACAAATACTTGATAAAATAACACCCAATAAACAAGTTATGTGTTATATCTTTTCTAAGAGTATAGCATTTCGTATGGGTCGTGGTAGTATAAAATCTATCGCAGGATTTCCTGCTGGACTTAAAAATAGTTTTACAGGTATTAATACTGCCAAATCAACTTTCAATCCTTTAAAGATACCAGCAGAAACTAAAAGCTATTCTAAATCAGATACTGTTTTATTACTTGCTTTACATTATTTAATTAATTTTTCTGATAGAGTAAAAAGCGAAACTGATAAAACCGAAGCAGTTGAAAGTGAGCAAGTTATGACAGTACAAGCTGACTTAAAAAAATTAATTAGAGAATATGGTATAGTGAGATTACAAGTAGGAAAAGAAACTTTTGATGTAGATAATTTTAAACAAGTTCCTGGAAGACCGAAAGCAGATATGGTGTTCGAATATAAAGGCAGACCAAATATTTTTGTATCACATAAAAAAGGAACTAAACCTGCTGCCTTCCAACAGTATGGTGGTTTTGCTGTTGACCTCCAAGTGAAAGATTTACAATCAGCTAGAGCATATCCAGAAATAGAACAGTTTTTAAAAGATATAAACGAAACTATGAAAGCTATGGGTGTGAAAAAAGATTCGGCTGGTCGTTATGATTTAAATGATTTACAAAGAGGAAGTAATATGGCTCGTCTTATTCATGATGAAGATGTTGCTAATACTGTTAAGTTTGGTAAAGATTTTAAAACTAAAAAAATGGGTCTAGACAATTGTTCTATACTTATAGATGGTGACATCGTATTTAAACCAATGACTGGAAATATATTTGAATTATGTGGAAGTTTTCATACAGATATAAATCCTGAATTACAAAAAAAGAAAAAAAGATTTATATCAGATAAAAATGATGTGTACTCTCCTGCTATGTTTATTTTAAAGTCAGAACAGCAAGGTCTAAATCAAGCAGGGTTGGCTAATGCTAGAGCAGTTATTTGGCCAAATAACCAGATTATTCAAGGATATACAGCACAGTTTGAAAGGATGTTTAGAGGAGTAAAAACTAAGAACAGCAATACCATAGAAGGATTGAAGAAAGAATTTAAAAAATAGGTTATAAGTACCTGTTTTTATATAATAAAATAGTCTAAAAAAAAGACGATTCGGTCGACGATTTTACTTGACATTTGTCTAAAAATGGAGTAGAATTACTGTATAAATTGATAAAAAAGAGGTAAATATGACTATGACAATTTTAAAAATGACTGAGGAAAAAGGTTCTTATCAAAGAACTGTACATTCTCTTGAGAACCAATTAGTTGGTGTTGATGAAATCAGAATCGCTGGTAGAGATTATACAAGGCAATCTGACTTTTTTGATAACCAGTGGTCGACTACTTCAAACTCTGTAGAGTTTGCTAAGAATAGTGGTGGTTTCTATGTTGATGATGAGAGTATCGTTAGATGGCATTCAAATAACCAAGAGCCATTCGGTGATATGCTTCTTGACTTACATGAAGCTGGTCATATTACTTTAGACCAAGTTGACAGAACTTGTATGTCTAAAGAAATTAAAACTGAACAGTTCTGGAAAGAACAGTTCGAAAATATTAATATGGAGGATAAATAATGTCACACTGGAGTACCGATGCAATTATCGATAAAATTAATGATGAGATCGATGGTATGTCTGCTCATGAGAAACACATATACCTTTTCAAGAATAAGCTACAAACTGCTTATAGAGAAGATTGGAATGATGTGATTGCTCAGGACATGTTCGATAAAAAAATGGAAGAGAGTCCTTACTAATGGCACAAGTACACGAAATGTTATACATGAAAATGGATAATGGTGATTATATCTATGGTACTAATTTAGATATTGGTAAATACTCAGTAAAGTTTGACCCACCACTTGAATGTAAATATGAGTTTGACCATGTACCACCTATGAAACTAGAAGGACAAGGTGGCTACTCGGAAGGATCTAAAGCATTCAAGTATGTTGGTACTGACCACGATCCTATGACAGTTTCTCATCCACCTAGCCAAGAGATGATGAGAGTGACTGCTCGAGGTGATAAAGAATTCTATAAAACTAATGGCTGGGATTATGAAACAGGGGAGTTAATATACAACGAAAAATGGTAAAATCATTTAAGACATTAATTACTGAGCAAAAAAATGTTCATATGGAACATATTGAAGACATCCTCTTTGACGAGGGTGTCGCTGGTGCTAGACGAGCAATTAATTTCATGCAAGGTATGCGTGATATGTTGGCTGGTAAATCATCAAACAAAGTAAATGCTACAGTAAAATGGGATGGTGCCCCAGCAATCTTTGCTGGTACAGATCCTAGAAATGGAAAAAAGTTTGTTGCTAAAAAAGGTATCTTCAATAAAGATCCTAAAGTTTATTATACACCTGCCGATGTTAAGAAAGATACATCTGGGGACTTACAAGCAAAGCTATTAATTTGCTTGAAATATTTACCCAAGATTCTACCAGATCGTGGTATCTTTCAAGGAGACTTAATGTGGGCAGGTCGTAATGACTTAAAATTAAAAGATATAGATGGTCAGTCTATGGTGACTTTTCAACCTAATACTATCGTCTATGCTGTTCCTGCTATATCAGGATTATCAAATGTTATTCGTCGTGCTCATATGGGTATCGTCTGGCATACTGAATATACTGGAAATACATTCGATACTCTTAGAGCATCGTTTGGTAAAAACATTGCTAAGAAAATGAAACAACCTGGAATACTAGGTGGCGATGTTTGGTTTGATGATGCTACTTATAAAGATGTATCAGGTCAAGCATCTATGACTGCTAAAGAAACAGCTGAGTTTACTAAGCAACTATCTGCTATCGGTACTCAGTTTAGAAAAGTAAATGCTAATATATTGAACAGTATTAATGCTAATAAAGATTTGCTTATCAATATCAAGGCATTTAACAATACTAAGATAAAAGCAGGGAAAAGGATTACCAACCCAAGCCAGCATGTGACGCAAATGTTTCATTATATTGCTAACAAGTATAAGAAAGAAATAGATAGCAAGAAAACTGAAGCTGGTAAGAATACTTGGAAAGCTAAAAAGAATGATGTACTGTCATTTTTTATAAATGACAAACAAAAAATCGTTGAGATATTTAAGCTGATGAATATGATGGTGGATGCAAAGCAAACACTAATCAATAAAATGAACCAAATTGGATCTATGAAAACTTTTGTAAGGACTCGCAATGGGTTTAAAGTGACAGGAGTTGAGGGTTATGTGGCTATTGACAAGATGTCAGGGAAAGCTGTAAAACTGGTAGATAGACTTGAGTTCTCTCGCCTGAATTTTTCTCCTGAAATATTGAAAGGTTGGAATAAATAAATACCTAAATATAGGTATATTTAATCGATGGGACAAATAAATGAAAGACTTTAAAACACTTCTTAATGAAGTGCCTGCTAAAAAAATGGTCATAGGGTTTGGAAGATTTAATCCTCCAACCACTGGTCACGAATTACTTATCAATAAGGTGACCCAGTATGCTCGTTCAAAAGGCAGTCCCTCCAAAATATATGTCACAGCTACTGAAGACAAAAAGAAAAACCCACTAAAACAAGAACGCAAAATCTATTACATGAAAAGGATGTTCGGTGTGAACGCTCCTTTCGTGCCAACGAAGTCGCCTAATCAAAGAACAATTATAGAAGTAGCAAAGTATCTCAATACAAAAGAAAAGATTACTGAACTAACACTTATTGCTGGTAGTGATAGGATTGCTGAATACAAGAGATTACTCAACCAATATAATGGTAAAGATTACAACTTTGATAAGATAACTGTATTATCTTCTGGTCGTAGAGACCCTGACTCAGATATGGCTGAGGGAATGTCAGCTACTAAAATGAGAACTGCTGCCAGTTCTGGTAAATTTACTGACTTCAAACGAGGTATCCCTCGTAGAATGACTATGGCTGATAGTAAAAGATTATTTAACGAAGTACGCAAAGGCATGGGTCTGCCACCAATTAGAGAAGAAGTAATTCTACCAACATCTCAACTAAGAGAAGATTATGTAGCGAAGAAGATATTTAATGTCGGAGCAGTAGTTGAAGACGCTGATGGTGTATATGAAGTTATGGATCGTGGGGCAAATTATATTAGTGTATCTGACGAAGATGGCAATGTATCCAAAAAATGGCTACACGAAGTTCGTCAGATCGCCGAAACTAATACTGTAAATGACTATCATTATAATGATGAATTGGTATTTAAAGGGTTTACTACAGAACACTTCCATAATTACTACGAAATAAAAGATAAGTTTCTAGATTTATTTGAAAGTGATAAAGATCCTGTTGCTGTGCTTACATGCTTAAAACTTGTCGACCAGTCATTAAAGATATTAGAGGAAGCTAAGTCTAGAGGATACGCACTAATGGAAGAAGTTGGTGCTGATTCTATCATAAAAATGAAATTGTCAGACTCCCTAAATAATATAGGAGAGTTAGAAAGACATGACTACTTAGACCAAATAAATGCCGACTTGGCTGACTTACTCTCTAAGGAACCAAATATGAGAAAAGATTTAGAAGAACAAAAGAACTTAAAAATTGACCCACAGAATAAATTTAGATTTACTTCTGCTGATAGGATTAAGGTCGCTAGAATTATTGCTGGTTCAATGGGTGTTGATAACCCTGAGAAAATGTCAAACCCAACTCAACTTATAAACTTTGGTCTTAGAAAACTAAGAACAAAAAGAGTCACTCCTGAGTTTGCTGAAATCGTAAAGAAAATGCTACAGACTGCTAAAACTGCAGGAATAGATTACGATCGTCAATATTTACCAGCTATTATGAGACAAGGGAAGTTCGCAGTAGAAAACAAATCATTTAAAGATTTTATGAGCGAAGTATCTGGCTCAGGTGTAGATCCTATCGTATTACAACTTAGAAAAAATATTAATCTAAAAGGTAATTATACATTCGAATTTAATGATGGCTCAAAAGGTAAAATGTCTCCTGGAGCATCTGAAGGAATCTTAAACAAATACGATTCGCTAAGAAGACCTGCTCAAAAATTAAATGTGTCAAGAGGTATGGGTAAATCCATGAAATCTCTAAAAGATACATTATCAAACTGGGATTCTGTTGCTAATAAAGAAGATCCTAAAGCTAAGAAGTCTGGTAGAGATGAACCACTTCGTGGTGTAAAGAATCCTATGGATGAAGCTGACCAATATTATAAAGGTGTATCTTCTAAAGATAAAAAAGCAAGGAAAGCAGAGTTTGAAAAAGATTCTAAAAAAGATGATAGCGATCCTACCAAGTACGATCCTGCTGCTGGAGATCTAGATAAAAAAGGCGATTTTAAGAAAACAAAAAAATCTAAACATACACTTAAATACCATAAAAAGTATGGCGACCCAGAAGAACAAAACGAAGCATGGTTAAAAACTATTGAAGATTTAACAGCTTTCTGGGATGAAGATGTAAAAGCCACAAAAGAAAGAATTAAAAAAGAAAAAGAAGCAGATAAAATGAAGCATGATAAAATGATGGATCGTGCTAGAACTCAAGATGCTCAGAAGAAAAACAGGGAAACAAAACCTGGAGTGAAGAAAGAAGAGTCTGAAGGCAAAGATGGTATCATGGGTGTAGGTAAAAATGTCACTCGTAAAGTTAGGCAAGGTCTAAGAGCAGAACTTATGATGCGTATGGCTATGACTAAAAAGAAAATGGCGAAAGCTGATAAAGGGTCAAAAGAGTTTGATGAACTTTATGCTGAATATAAAAAGTGTAAAGATAGAATGAAAAATCTTCCTGGAGTAGAGGGTGCTAATGAGCAGAAAATATGGGAAGTAAAACGACCAAGTGTAGATGAAGTAGATCCTTCTAGTAATTTTAATATTGCTAAGTCTATTATGTCTTACCAAGATTACAAAAAGATGTTAAAACTAGCTGGTGGTATTGAAAAGAGAAAAGTAGATGGCACTATGGAAGTTGACAGTAAAGCTACTCGCGATGAAAAGATAATGAAACAAGTTATCGATGAAGATTGGTTAGAAGAAAACACAGCTGTAGCAAAGAAAGCTAAGAAGTCTGGTATTCCTAAAGGTATATTAATGCAGGTTTACAAAAGAGGAATGGCTGCATATGGTACAGGGCATCGTCCAGGAGCATCTCAACAACAATGGGCACTCGCTCGTGTAAATAGTTTCATTGGTAAAGGTAAAGGAACTTGGGGCAAAGCTGATAAAGATCTTGCAGATAAAGCAAGGTCAGCAATGAGTGATGAAGTAGAGCCAAATAAGAAAAAGAAAAAAGGCGATGTTGAATTAAAAGAACAAAAAAAGAACTGTGGGTGTGGCAAAGACCCATGTGAAACTTATGGCGATATACCAGAAGAAAAGGAAATGACTGATGCCCAAATGAAAAAACGAGAAGATATCGTTAAGGGCATGAAAGATAAAACTGCTGATTTTAAAAAGCGATATGGTAAAGATTATAAAGATGTAATGTATGCTACAGCTACTAAGATGGCTATGAAAGAAGAAGCTGATGGCGAACCGATGACTAAAATAGAAATCGATAAGCCAGTAGAAACTGAAGATAAACCAAAAGCTGATAAGATTAAAAAAAAATCAGGAACACCTAAGTCTGACGACCCATATGATTTAGAAGTATTTGTAGCTGACCCAAAAGCTGACGCAATGCTTGACGATCTTAACGATGATGAAATCGAAAATGTGGTCAATATGTTTGACCCTGAGCAAGATCCAATAAATGGTAAACTAGATATCTTTGACTTATATGATGATGAAGAACTAGCATTAGAAGTTGAAGATGAAGAAGGCGAAGTCACTCAAGAAAACTTTGAATATCTTGAGGGTGATTTAGAACAACAGCTGAACGAAGTACTAAGTAGAACTGAAAGAATTAAAAACCGAGTAAGAGTTAGAAGAACTAAGGCAAGGAGAGCAAGAAGTTTACGAATCGCTCTTAGACGACACTCTTCTACACAGGTTATAAATAGTAGAGCAAGAAGATTAGCAGTAAAATTACTGAAAAGAAGATTCTTTAAAAAGGCACCTAATCAACTATCTGTAGGTGAAAGGGAAAGAGCCGAAGCAAGAATCGCTAAAATGCGTCATGTAGTAAAAAGGATTGCCCTAAAACTAGCACCTCGTGTTAGGCAGATGGAAAAGAAAAGACTACATGGTAGAAAATCTGTAAAACCTGCTCAAAAATTTAAATCGGCACTGGCTGGTGGTAGAATTAGAACTGCCAAAAAACAAACAGGTCGTAAAACTGTAGGCAACTATGTTGGTCAAAGATCTAAAAGTAAAAAAGGTTATGGTGGGGCAACTGGTAAAGCATATGGTGGAGTTAGGAAAAAATAATGAAAACTTTTAAGGAACATAGAGAAGATAACATAGACGCAGTATGCGAAGCTATGGAACTTCCTACATTAGAAGAAGCTAAGTATCAAGGCAAAACTGTCACACTTAACGATCCTATTCGTACTTCTGAAAATCCTAACAAAAAATTTAAGGTATATGTAAAAGGTCCAAAAGGTAATGTCGTTGTTGTACGATTCGGAGATCCGAACCTAAGTATTAAAAGGGACGATCCTAAAAGGAGAAAAAGTTTCAGAGCAAGACATGGGTGTGATAATCCAGGTCCAAAATGGAAAGCGAAATATTGGTCATGCTATCAGTGGAGAGCAGGTGCCAAAGTAAATAGTTAATTACATTAACAAAGTGGAGATAATATGAGTAGTGAAAAGAATGGTCCAGTGGACATCCCAGAAACTGACGAACAATGGGATGAACTTATCAACGAAGCAGATGTAGAAGAACATCTGGCACAACAAAAACAACTAGAGGAAGAAATGAAAAGTGGGTTGACAAAACCTACAGAATCAAACCCTAGTGTAAATCCTTACAGTACAGATCCTAATGCACCTCTTCCTGAGGGTGTGCTTAAAAGAGTTATGGGTATGGCTATTCCTACTAGAGAAAAACAACTAGAGGATTATGAGAAATATAAGGAAGCAACTGCTAAAACAACTGACAAATCCAAAGTAGATTGGGCGATTGAACAGATTGGCGATAATAATTTAGAAGGTGCTCAAGAATGGCTAAAAGAAAATAAACAAGAGATTGATGAAAATAAAAGGTTGACAATTACCGAAGGACAAGCTGTTCAAGTACACTATGTTAAATTCTTATCAGAAGAAGAGTTTGAGAAAAAAATTATTGAAGGTTTGGCTGAGATTAAACAGCTAGAAGTATCTGAGATTATGGAAGCTGGTGGTATGGATGCTCACCTCGTAAGGGATTTAGATATTGATTCGCTTGATGCTATCGAACTAATTATGGATGCTGAGGATATGCTTGGTGCCCAAATCGAAAATACTGAGATTATGTGGGTCAAAACCCTTAGAGATATCTTTGAAGTTATTAAGTATAAGATCGAAAATGATAATATGCCTTATCCTATACCTGAATTCGACGAAGAAGATATTATCTTTAGACCAACTACAGATACAGTAGATGGTAAAGAAGTACATTCAGGCAACTCTGCTTATAAACAATTCATGGCAGGGAGTGATGAAAAGCATCGTATGGAAACTGATATAGATAAATTTATGGAAGAAGAAGAGGAAAGAGAGAAAAAAATGCGTGAATTACTAGACG